CCACTTCGGCCGGAACCGCAGGAACGGGGGCCGCTTCAACAACAACAGGTGCAGAGACAACAGGATCGGACGACATCGTGGTTGTGTTTAATTTTAGGCCTTACAAAACTTTCAATAGAATAACTCATGGAGATCTCCGATATCGTCTATCTCGCCTTTTCTACCATCATTGTCATCGTGGTTCTTCACGTGGGAGTGTTCTGGGTGTCGAGACTCATTCAGCCGCCCAAGCCGAAGATCGTGTATGTTGATCGCGCCCCCGTCCAGCCAATTGTTCCCGAAGTCGTATCGGCTCCCATCCTACCAACTCCGCCCCCTCCCGTAGCCCCGCCGCCTCCTCCCTCGACGGTACGCGAGGCGCCTCAAGCCATGTCTGTCCCGACGTACGATATCCCCCCGCCGATCGTCCAGTCGAACAAGCCTAATCCCGCGTCTCTTCCTCCTCCGATTGAGACACGAGATGTAGATCGGGTAGGATTCGCTGGAGGGAAGGCAGCACCGCCGCAGTAGGCGTTTTCACAGTAGACGAGTAGTTAGGTAATGAATCGCCTGAAGAGTTTGTATAGATGGGATCCCTCTGTACGTATGACCCGTCAGGGGAAGATCGGACAGTATTCCGTAAAGGTACCACAGGGTGGCGGGATCCCCGGATGGCTCTGCCTCACGCGCGACGAAGACTCGAAGCCGATTGCCCTGTGGATTCCACGTAAGGAGAACCCAGTACCCCAACCCATCCGTCTCGTATGGGACGAGCGGTGCTTTGAGGATACGATTTTGCGTGTTGAGTATACACCTACGCATGTGTTCCTAGCAGATGCGTGGATGTTGAATGGAACTCCTTTGTTTATGACCACAACCTTCGCTGCACGCCAGGAAATGTTGAAATCAATTTTTTCCCTATACACCCCCTGTTCTGAGTTTGAGACACGATCGGTCAAACTTCGCGATGAGGTAGATGATATTCGGGGGTACGAATACTACACGAACACTGAAGGCGAGAAGGGGGTATTTGCCGAGTGCAAGGTTCAAAAGAAGGAAGAGGTCCTGAAGTACGAGATTATCGCCACCGACATTCCCGACGTCTACAAGGTTGCCGATGTAGGATACCTTCGCGTCAGGACAATGGCGCTATCCAAGAAATTGCGGTCTCTAGGTCGGGTGTTTGCGCTCGAATGCGTTCAGAACGATGATGGAACATGGACGCCCGTAATAGATTCTCCTACCAATACAAATGGCTCGTAAGCATCCTACTAAGAAAACCAAGCCCTCTCGTCGCCACCGCCGTCGCCATGCTCTCCTCACCAAGAAGGGGGGCGGCTACGGATTTGGCGGATCTGTTCTCTCTGACGTCGGCGGACCCAACGCTGGCTCGGCTCTCTGGAACTCTGATACATCAAAGGACTGCTCGACCGGCAATCGCGGCGGAAACAATACCCTCGCGGGCGGTCGTCGTCGTCGCCACAAGGGAAAGCGCACTCGGCGCCATCGCGGAGGCATGGTCGCTCTCCAGCAGCCCCGTGCAGGGTACACCTTTGACGGTTCTGGCGTCGCTGGAACGGCCGACACTGTTCCCGTTGGAAGCCCTGTGACCGCTGTATGATATAAATATCTTTGACTGAATTAATGAAGGCGAACGTAGATACAGCCGTAGCAGCTCTACTCCTCTTAATCTCCATCGTATTCCTTGTCCAACGCCGTATGGGGTACCTAGCCGTCTGGTTACTCCTCATTACAGTAGTTATTGGATACGGAGTTCGTATGCCCCTTACCGCTGCCGTGACTCTCGGAATTGCCACAGTTGCCGCCGTTGTCCTCATTTCGGGACAGGCTCTTCGTGAGGGGTACGATAACCCAAATGAGTCAGAGGACAAGAAGTCCAGCAAGAAGGGGAAGGACAGCGACGAGCCAAAGCCCCATTCTGGATCCTAGTCCGAGAAGACGGAGGATAATACTATGGACGCCCACATTGATGCGGGAACGACCATACTACATGCTTTCCAGAAACTGAACCCTGAACAGGTTCTACAGATGCGCGATGATACAAAGGAGCTGATGGAGACGCAGCAGCAGCTCATGGAGACGCTATCCTCTCTTGGCCCTCAGGTAAAGCAGGGAGCCGAGATGATCAAGAGTTTTCAGGGAATGTTCGGTGGAAACTTAGCAGAAGTCCTGCAGCAGTGAGGCTCCAGCCGCGTACTTGAAATATTGATGTCCGCGATCACTTGACTGAATGTCGAGTAAAGGAACTCCGAAGGCTTGGGTGAGAATCTTCCAGACAAAAATCGTTGTGCCGAGATGGTAGTGTTCTACCACCTCGCTCCAGCGCTGAATCGCCGAAACTAGAACCTGCAGCGATGAAATACCATACCATGCAAGAGTCTGCCACGTCATATCGTGGGTTCCTCCGAAATAGGTATATAGGGTTGGGAATCCAAGATAACATACCCAGAACAGAACGTGACCAATCGGCTGAATGAGAATGGTCGCATACGTCATTGCGTACTCGAGAAAATGAGGTGACCAGAGCTTCTTCTCTAGTTCCAGATATTTCCAGATGACCGAACCGTGATTGGGATGCTCAATCATCCTTCGTAGTAGCGGGTTCGGGCTGGGTCTCTGGCGCAGGAGGGTCATCAATTAGAATACCAGTGTCAGGAAAATCCAGTGTCTCAAACGTCTTCGGGTTAATGTAGTACCAGGTCTTTCCCTCAGACGCCGGCATCAGCGCGCGCAGCACCTCGACCTTGATAAGATTGTCGTAGGCAATTAGACAGTTCAGCTCATCCGTGCAATCCGTGAGATTGTCGACCGATTCACCGAATCCAATAAAGAGCCACGGAGGAGGGGGAGCTGTAAAAAGGTTGGGAATATCGTACGGTGCACGCCACGTATCGTTAATCCAATGAATTGCCGTCTTGTACACATTGTGTGATCCGATGGACCGCACAACGTTATGCGCGATAAACGAGGCATTGCCGCAAATATCTAGCTGGTTGAAATTATCCTCCGAGACCGAATGCCCGCTGGTTTCGTAGAGCGTCCACGCAAGGCTCTCATAGACGACTGAACGGCTAAAGAGGCAGCGCTCCACTGCCGCATAGACACTAACCGCCCTACGAATAATCCAATCACCAAGAATCTCCATCGCCTCTTCAATACGGGCCATTTCTATACTCTACACATCTACGCCTTAAAACCCTCTAGCATTGCCCGGTCTAGCTGAAGACCAATGGCAATCGATGTTCCGAGCGCAGTTACAAGGAAGGGCAAGGCCATCAAGAACCAGGCTACGATACCGAGATTGAGGCGACAGAGTAGATCCAGAATAAATACTGTTGCGCCGCCGAACACAAACTTAGTAGCCGCCGTAAAGAACGCGAAATCTGCGATATCTAGACCCAGCTGAATAGCGACGAACAGAGCATAGAGAAGTGCAGGGGGGCACAGTCCGTCGATAAATTTCATTTCGTCCTTTATGTACTATACATAAAATATGAACGGCCAGGTCCAGCAGATAATGATGTTTACGGGAGCCTCACAGGCAGACGCGGAGAAGGCTCTGGCCGATCAGAACGGAAGTATTGTAGACGCGATTGCTTCGCTCACCGTCGTCCCGTCTATCACGGGTGCCAAGCATATTCCTCCAACCCCCGTCGTGAATCATGGCCACGACGCGGAGACACTTGAGCGGATTCGTCTAGGTCGTCTTATGTCAGACATTCTCAGCGCCTCACCGAAAAACGACCTCCGCGGAAAGGCATCGCACTACCCCGTGAAGGAGCAACAAACCGAAGTTGTGGAGTGTACGGCGCCATCTGCCCCTGCATCTTCGGCTTCTCAGTCATCACCGCAAATTGCGTAGCGTATTCTTGAAACTTGCGCTCAACTGCATCAAAGTCTTGGAAAATATTCATACTGTATGTCTGATCGTATGCTCGACGAGATGCATCTGCATAGACGAGGACATCATCGAGCTGGTTTATGGTATCAACCCAGTCATCAATCTTAAAATAATCTAGAGCATACTGACTGTCACCAATCCACTCCTTCATTCCCTCCGTTGTCCCCGATGGTCGGGTATTGTTCGGATTATCCTTTTCCATGGGCTTTGAGAAGAGTACGGGGATACCGTTGTACATCGCCTCGAATGCCACACGACCCCAGCTCTCATATATGGATGGAATTAGTAGAATGCGCGTGCGCTGCATAACGGTACGAATATCGTCCTGTACGTCAATCCATTCAATATTTGGAATATTCTCGGGAACATTGATGCGATTGTAGTATGGACGAACCCCTAGAAATTTGCGATTAGGAAAACGAGCTGCCAGCTCTAGAAACAGGGGGAGACCTTTTAGAAGGTTGGCATTGATTAGAGTGATGCAATCTGCAGTGGGGATTGTTCCGCGTTCGTGAAACTTAATTTCGTTTTCAATCATAGCAGGGCGAATAGCTTCTACGATTCGAAATGATGGGGAAAGGGGTACGGTATTGACGATATGGTTGCGAATATGGTTGGATATAATCCATAGAATGTCCGTCCACTGACCGGCACGTGTATAAGGACCAACATTTGCTACATCCTCCCCAAAGTGCATCGTGACAACCAAAGGCTTCTGGAACCGTTCATTTAAACGACGCACAATCTTCATCATCGGAAAATGCGGACTCGACCATACCCCTGCGGCATTCAGTTCGTTTTCAGCGTTGGTGTAATAGACCCATGGAAGATTGCGATAGACTCCTCGAAGAGCGCCTCGTCCCCGATTGATGGTGACAAATGTTACAGTATGTCCACGACGCTGCAAGTCTTTTGCAATCGCGACGTCGTGAAAGAAAGCCCCGCACGGGTCGGGCATAATCTGTGCGAAAAATACAACTTTCATTTCTTTGTTTAATCGTAGACTGATTTCTGGCGAACAAGACGCGTAGGATCGCCACCGCGCGACCACGGCTGAACAAAGTTATTCATCGTCCGCATCTCGTCCTTGACTTCGGGAATCAGCGGATCAAATTGCTGGGGGAAGAACTTATCGGTAACCGTCGAGCACTCCTTGCGGGTACGGATCGGGGCGCTCTGGATCAGCTGGCTCTCGGTATCCTTATTTGCTGCAGATGGACCGCCACCCATATTGGGTGTCGTCGCCCACGGACGAGCAAAGGTCTGCTGATGTCCCTTGAGGCGCTGAGTCCCCGGGTCGCCGAGTGCAAGACGAGAGTAGAGGTCTACATCGCATCCTCCCGCAGCCGTATTGCCGTAGTTGCCGGTGTAATTCATCGTAACGAACGAAGACGCAAAATCGGCAACGCTGTCAAAGTCCTGGCATGGCTGGGGGGCGGGGCGAGCTGTTGTCATGTAATAATCTTGCTGGGCCTTATTATCACGGTAATCGTAATCCTGCTGTGTCACATCGGACTTGTAACGAGTCGGGGCATAGAACCACGACAGCGGGTTTGATGTCTGAGGCTCCTGATCGGTCATCTTATTCTTTAAAACGGATAAACTTTCAGAGAAGAGACCCGAGTCTCAACAAGATGTCCGTTCTCATGCCATGCGACTGGATCGACCACGATGATTTCGGAAAGTATGTTATCGATATCTACGGACGCACCGACGAGGGCGAGACGGCCATGCTGCGTGTTCGTGGTTACAAGCCATACTTCTACGTTGCGTCGGAGGATGGTTATGACTTTGCGTCGGAAGATCACGGAATTTCGAAGATCGCGGTGACAAACCTGGAGAAGTACGATGTCTTTGCGGGATACAACGGATATAGTCCAACGAAAGTTCAGAAGATTGAGGTGGAGTCGATGAAGGACTTCAGGACGGCTACGAAGTATGCGAAGGATGCTCGCGAGGAGGGAGAAGCAGTCTATAGACTTTACGAGTCCAATCTTCCTCCGCTCCTGCGTTTCTATCACGACCGCGAGATTCTCCCCGCGTCACCGGTGGCTTTCGTGGCGGGACAGAAGGTTAAGGGGCTCGAGAAGGCGTGGTACGTTGACGTGACCAATATCAAGAGCAAGCCAACTGCGGACACTCCCCTCAAGATTGCGGCGTACGATATTGAGTGTACGTCGGAGAGCGGGAATTTCCCAGTGCCCGAGAAGGATCCGGTTATCCAGATTGGGATCACGATACGGTGGTCGAACAATATGATGTTAAATGTAGCGCGCAGGGTCTTTGTTCTCGGAACGGTGACTCCGTCGGACGACAAGACGGTAGAGTTCAAGGGGTACCCGACAGAGGCGGATATGATTGAGGCATTTCAAGAGTACGTTCAGGAAGTAAACCCCGACGTCATATGCGGATACAACACGTACGGCTTCGATGACAAGTTCTTAGCAACGAGGGCGAGGGTAAACGGTATGAAGCTCAATCTGGCGCGTGGATCGATTTATGGTGATATTCTGCAGAAGAAGACCTTTGAACTGGCGTCGGGAAAGTATGAGGTAGAGTATCTCAAGACACCTGGTCGTCTCACGATCGACCTTCTGCTCAACATGCGACGCGAACACACGCTGGACTCTTACAAGCTGGATAATGTGGCGTCTGTCTTTCTGCGAGACAAGGTCTTGAAGTTTGAAGGAAACATCGTACATACCAAGACGACTCGGGGTCTCAATGTGGGGAACTACGTGCGGTTTGATCTGGTGGGAAACACGATGAACCCGTATCAGGAAGGTCGCAAGTTCCTCGTGAAGAGCATCACTGCAAAGACCTTCACGATCGACGAGACGGCACTGTTTACCGATCTCAGTGATGACGAGAAGAAGACGCTGGAATGGTCGTTCACGAAGGATGACCTCCATCACCTAGAACTGTTTGCCAAGCACAAGGGAAGTGCGGCGGATCGGGCGGTGATTGCGAAGTACTGTATTCAGGACTGCGATCTTGTCCTGACGCTGATGGCGAAGCTGGATACGTTCGTGAACGCTCGGGGTATGGCGGACGTCTGCTTCGTTCCACTCCAGTTCCTGTTTCTGCGAGGACAGGGAATCAAGATCTTCTCGCGCGTGGCGTACGAGGCCTCGAAGCGTAACCAGATCATTCTGGCCCAGGAGGCGCTGGAGGGTGATGGGATTGGGTACGAGGGTGCCATCGTGATCTCGCCGAAGATTGGAATGTATCTCGAGACACCGATCGCGGTTCTGGACTTTAACAGTCTGTATCCGTCCTCCATGATCGGCGAGAATCTATCGCCCGACACCTTCCTGTTCAAGAAGGTTTACAGCAAGACGGGAAAGCTGGTGTCCTACGAGGGACTTCCGGCGGACAAGGTCAAGGGACTCGAGGGATACCACGAGATCTCGTATGATGAAGATGGGTGCAAGTGTGTGTGTGCCTACATGCAGCCCGAGAAGGACAAGCCGTTGTCGTTCGGTCTGATTCCGATGGCTCTTCAGATCATGTTGAAGAAGCGCAAGGAAGCAAGGAAGAAGATGGAGGATCCTACACTGGACGACGCACAGAAGTCGGTCTATAACGGTCTTCAGCTGGCGTATAAGGTGGTTGCGAACTCCATCTACGGCCAGCTGGGTTCGCGGACGTCGCCGATTCGCAAGATGTGTGTGGCGGCGTGCACGACAGCAGTAGGACGGCGTTCCCTCCTCTTCGCCAAGACAACGGTCGAGGCGGATGGCGCAGAAGTGGTGTATGGCGACACGGATTCTATCTTCGTGAAGTTTCCGGGCAAGGATCTGGTCGGCGCAATCAAGGCAGGTCAGGATGCTGCCGCCAAGATCACAGCTGGGTGCCCCCACGCGGCCTTTGTGATCGGGTACGAGAAGACGTTCTACCCGTTCATTCTGTTCTGTCGTAAGCGGTACGTCGGAATGAAGTACGAGGAGGATCCCACAAAGTGTAAGCGCGCATCGATGGGGATTGTCCTGAAGCGGCGGGACAATGCGCCCATTGTCAAGGATGTCTACGGCGGTGCCCTCGACATCATTCTGGAAGACAAGGATGTGAAGAAGGCTGCTGAGTATGTCAAGACGATGCTGGTGAAGGTCTTGAAATCCGAGCTGCCAATCGAGAAGTTCGCGGTCACCAAGCAGCTGCGGGACGATTACAAGGCGATGAAGGAAGGGTATGACGGTCCTGCTACTGTTCCCGCCCACCGGATTCTGGCAGACCGCATGACGAAGCGGGATCCGGGCAATGCTCCGTCTGTCGGCGAACGCCTGCAGTACGTCTACATCCAGACCGATAAGAAGCTGCAGGCAGACAAGATCGAGACCATCGAGTTCATGCAGAAGAATAAGTTGAAGCTTGATTCGCAGTTCTACATTACCAACCAGATTCAGAACCCGGTCGCCCAGCTGTTTGCGCTCTGCATTGATAAGTTGGACGGATACCGCGAGCCCCGTCCGTCGTATACCCAGATGCTCTCGGAAGCAATCGAGGACGGAACTGATCTAGAGGAAGCCACGTTGGGCGTTCTAAAGCAGAAGGAGAAGCAGCTGGACTCCCTGCTGTTTCTCAAGGCGGACTATATTCAGAATGTCATCAGGGCAAGTCGTAGCGGACCGCTCGATAATTGGTTTAAAAAGAAGTAGATTCATCATACAAGATGAATAATATTAACAGTGTTCGGGATTACCAACTGGAGGTTCTCAACGATCTGACGTATTCGCGCGCAGCCTTTTTTCGTAGCAGGAATGGAATTCCCTACCATCTGACCCGTATGTATCTCAACAACGAGACACGGATGATGGATCTTCTTGATCGCCTGACTCGCCCTCCCCCTGCTGCCGCTGCCACTGCCACTGCCACTGCCGCCGCCGCCCCCCTTCGGCCTCTAGGTCAGCATCTTGATATTCCACTCAATCTTGTCCAGCTGCTGTTTGGTCGTGATGCATTCGTGGGTCTCGGGCAGGGGCAGAACCAGTTCTGGGACAATGTGGTCGTGGGTCTAACCGCTGAACAGTTTGCGGCGGGGACTCGAAATTATGAGAACCCTCCGGATGTAGCAGAGCAAGACCAGTGCTGTATTTGCCAGGAGGGAATTACTACGGAAGCCGCCATTCATACTCTGTGTCCTGGACCCCCGCTAGGCGACGGAGTAACGTCCACGAACCATCACGCACTTCATCGCCGGTGTGCCCAGTCATGGTTTGCCATTAGCACGCGCTGTCCAGTATGCCGTGCAGATTTACGAACACTGAACCAAACTACTACAAATGCAACAGCCCCCGCACCAGGTGGAGAGCCCGCCCCAGCCGCTGGTGGTGGTGTGCACCCCAACGTATAACCGCCGCTTTTGCCTTGACTTTTCTGTTGAATGTTTCAAGCGCCAGACGTACCCCAATCTCCACTGGATCATCATTGACAACTCAGACGATCCCGAGAAGGACTGGTCGCCCATCCAAGAGAAGGAGGGAATCAAGGTGACGTACCACCACATCAAGACCCGCAAGCCGGTAGGGTTTCTCCGTAATGTCTGTCTCAAGGAAGCCCTCAAGCTGTCTCCAGAGTTTATTGCCTTCTGGGACGATGACGACTACTACATGCCTCAGCGTATCAAGATCTCGGTTGAGGCCCTTCAAAAGAGTCCGCAGCACGACATTATTGGATGCGCGGTCATGACCGTCTTTCTGACTCGCGAGAATGTCTTGATGGACGTAGGACCATACGGCCACAACCACGCGACAGCTGCCACCTACCTGTTCCGTGCGAAGTGCGCGGAGACGCGATACTTTCTGGAAACGGCCAACAAGGCAGAGGAGGGTACATTTACTCGCGACTGGACGCTAGAAATGATCATGCTTCCTGCTCCCGATATTCTCTTGGTCATTGGTCACGGTTTTAACACAGTGAACAAGAGCGAAATTTTCGAGGACCAGCGCAAGTTCGGAGGTCGCATTCATAATGCTGACAATGCCAAGAATGTTGTGCGGTTCCAGTGGATCAAAGATCCCAGTATGTGGACTGTATTCCGTAAAACGTTTCTTGATGCTTGAACAGATCGGCGATAGTGTCTCCGGTCAAAGGAATTTGCTGGAGGACGTCAGACTGTCCGTACTGAAATCGGTTCATCAATCGGCGCACATCGTGCTGACATTCTTTCACAACTTTTTGAAAGTCTATGAACGGCATCGGAGTATGTGCCTGTAAATTCTCGTATATTTCTCGAGCGTTCAGCGGGATACATCGATGAAGCGTAATGTACTCGGGCTCGCGCTTGAAGATTATGGGAACTTCATTAGACGTACAAATAATTGGAACCACTCTCTTGGGATCCTTGATCCATTCGAGAACCTTTCGTTGGGCGTGGGGATCACTACCGTCAACTTCGTCAAGAATCACACACGTCTTGCGCGGTTTCGCATACTTCAAAAATGAGGTAAACGTAACTGGTGCCATACACGAATCGCGAAGAGAAATAACATCTTCGTGGGATCGCAGGGATCGAGAGGCGTTAATTTCAAGGGGCTCATATCCGAAGGTCCGTGCTGCAGCTAGAGCCATTGTGGTCTTGCCGATTCCCGGTGTTCCCGAAATGAGGACGCTCTTGCTTCGAGGATTCGATTCCAGATACTGTTGAAGTATGGATTTTGCTTCAGAGTGACCGATGATATCCTGAAAGGTCTGTGGCCGATATGTTTCCGATAACATTATCTAGTTATACGTTTACTTACAAAGTCCTTTCCAAGAAGTTCCACACGATTTGGCAATATCGCACTCCTGCCCCTGATAAAAGTCGGGGTTAAACGGTTTGCATTTGGTATCATACGATGGACGACACTCGTTCTTCTTATCATCGTAGATCCACAGGTCCGGACATTTATTCACGGGACCTGCCGGTTTGGTGAGAATGATGGTAGGGTTGGCAAGATTGAAGTATCCCCACACGAAGATTGCAAACACCGCAATTGTCACACCAATCACCACGAAATCTTTCCCATGTGCCTTAAAAAACTCAGAGATCTGGGTTACGAATGCAGACATTCTTCTTCTATTTAATTACAAGAGGATAATGAGCGTCGGCGCTGCTCGACACGTTTGCAACACCTATTATACCACAACGCTGAACCCAATAGTCCAACACCACGTTGATTCCTACAATGATTTCGTGGAACGGCGTATCCCCCTATTCCTACGAGCATCGAATCCTATTAATCTTGTACTGGGCGACGATCGGGCGATTCGTGTTTATCTTGGCGGCAAGGAAGGCAAGGTTATAGGGTACCGTCCTCCGCTCGACGACCTGGGTTCGGCCGTGATGCCCAATACATGCCGCGTGGAAAACAAGACGTACTTCGTAGACTGTTTTGGAGACGTGGAGATCGAGTATCAGATCGGAGCGGAAGTAGAAACCTCAAAGTTCGAAAAGGTTCTTCTGGCCCGTCTCCCCCTCATGCTGCGGTCAAAGTTCTGCCATCTCTCGTCTCTTTCGCCCGATGCGGCGTACGAGCAGGGCGAGGATTACAACGAGCTGGGCGGGTACTTCGTGATTGATGGCGGTGAGCGTGTTCTCCTGACGCAGGAGAGACTGGGAAACAATATTTACTACTCGAGCCGGCGAGCCGTTATCTCTGCATCGACCGACGAGGAGCAGGAGGGAGGAAGGACGGAAGAGAAGGGAGAAGAGTATGAATACATTGCCGGAATCCGAAGCGTTTCAGAAGACGGGACACGTGGACCTTACTCTCATTTCTTGGTGATTCCTCCAGCGAAACGTGAAGTGTCTCTCGCAGAGATTGACGAGCGAAAGGGGACCTCAAAGGAAATCAAAGATTACGGAACTACGCGCATTCGCGGTATGCCAGTCATCACTCTTCCGGGATTCACAATACCTGTTCCGGTCTTGAGTATTCTTCACCTGCTAGGACTGACAACCGACAAGGATCTGTACGATGTTCTCCTAGCAGGAATCCCTACTGCCGATCGTTCTGTCTACGATGATCTCTTCCTCCAGCTTGTTCTCGGACACAAGCCAGAGAAGTCTGACCTAGAGACACTCAAGGTTGCTACCAAGACGCGCAGTGAAGAGGAAGTGTTCTACAACCTGCAGGCCCTGCTTCTTCCCCACGTAGAAACGGAGGAGGGCGACGATACCGGAACCCTGTTTCGGCGGAAGGCGTACGGGCTCGGGTACCTTTTCCGTATTTGTATGGACGTGGCTCTCGGAATCAAGAAACCGTCGGACCGCGATCATTTTCGGTTCAAGCGGTTCGATGTATCTGGTGATCTGTGTTTCCAGGAGTTCCGGCGAATCTACAAGGATGCAGCAAAAGAGATGAAGCTGAAGATGGATACCCGCATTCACTACGAAGAGAAAGTGTATGCCGGCAAGGGTATTACCACCCTTATTCAGCGAGAGAATTTGGGGTTTTACTGGCGAGCATACGATTTCAACAACCAGTTCTCGAAATCGTTCAAGAGTACGTGGGGAGGCAAGAACGGGATTTCCCAGATCCTGAACCGTTTCTCAACTCTTGGAACCGTGTCAATGCTCCGGCGTTCGAATTTACAGATGGATCCGTCCGTCAAAGCTTTGGGTGCGCGCCGTCTGCACGGAAGCTCGTTCGGTCTCACCTGTCCTTCTGACGTCCCCGATGGACGCGACGTCGGTATGAAAAAGCACCTATCGCTTCTAGCCGTAGTATCCACCCAATCACCCTCCACCAATCTCAAGAAGATTCTGGTTGCACACACTGGATTCCGAAAGATTTCGGACGTTCATCCGTCGACGTGGAACCCCGCATGGACGCGTGTTGTCATCAACGGAGATATATACGGTCTTATCGTCGACAAGACACCAGTGGTGTATACGAAGCTCGTAGACCATCGCCGAACGAATCCGGGATACGTATCCGTTGCGTGGAACCGCACGGACAATGAACTTGTTCTGTCAAGTGATTCGGGCCGTCCTACCCGCCCCGTTTACCGACCCGGTATTATCTCTGACGAAGTCCTGTCGAAGAAGACGTGGACGGATATGAATGTGCTCTTTGATTACGTGGATGCCGATGAAGCCGATACGATCCGCATTTCGATGACCCCTATGTCTAAAACCCTGCCGTCCGAAATTCACGGAGTATTCATGCTCTCTCCTCTATCTGCAGTCATTCCGTTCGCCGATCATAATCCGTCTCCCCGGGTTGCCTTCTCGTGCGCCCAGAGCCGTGCGGGTGCATCATGGTACCATACCAATTTCAACAAGCGCTTTGATACGATGTCTCTCATCCTGAATTCCCCGAAGCGGCCCGTGTGTGAGACATGGCTGTACCCTCATGTTCTCGGACGCGGAGGATGCCAGCCGTACGGCGATAACGTTATTGTTGCAATTTCTACCTATAGCGGATACAACCAGGAAGACTCGGTGATCCTGAACGGGGATGCCATGCGACGAGGAATGTTTGCGACCACCTATTTCCACTCCTACAACGTCAGCGAGGAGATGATAAATGAAACCATGAAGACCCATACCGAGTTTGGCAACCCTGTAACTAAGGGCCTGAAACTCAAAGCCGACAAGGATTATTCCAAACTGGACGAAAACGGTATTATTCGTCTCAATTCCGAAGTGGACGAGAATACGGTTCTAGTAGGAATCATTTCAGGGTCGTCGGATGCGTCGGCTCTGCCCCATCGCGGTCAGCGTGGACGGATCGACGGTATTCAGTTTTTCACCACTCTGTCTGGAATGGGGAAGGACAAGACCGTTCTGCACGGAGTCAAGATCCGGATCGCCGAAATGCGTGAACCAATTCTGGGCGACAAGTTCAGTTCACGCGCAGGACAGAAAGGTACAGTCGGAATGATTATGAAGGAATCTGATATGCCGTTCACCGCCAAAGGACTGCGCCCCGATCTTATTCTGAACCCCCACGCCATTCCTTCGCGCATGACAACCGGGCAGATGCTGGAATCCATGTCTGCACGCGTCGGCGTTGCCCTGGGAACTATGATTGATGCGACTCCCTTTTCCGTACAGGATCAGACGGCCGAGTACCGTGAACTTCTGAGGAAGATTGGACTGGAACCCAATGGCTCAGAAATCATGTACAACGGTATGACCGGAGAACAGATGGAGATGGAAATCTTCGTGGGACCAACTTACTATCTCCGTTCCAAGTTGATGGTGGAAGACAAGATCAATTACCGCGATACCGGATCCAAGACACTCTTGACTCACCAGCCGCTGGAAGGACGGTCGGCTGGTGGCGGTCTGCGTATCGGTGAGATGGAGCGCGATGCCTTGATTGCACACGGCGCGTCCAAGTTTATTGAGGAATCGTTCATGTTGCGGTCTGACGCTGCGGAAGTCCTGTACCAGCCGGAGACAGGACTCCTTGATACGACTGGCGACGGTCCTGTAGAAACTCTGCAGATGCCTTATTCGATGAACTTGTTTGTGAAAGAGCTTGAGTCCATGCACATCCGTACAAATATTGTGAGTTAAATCTAATGGGAAGTTCGACCAGCAAACCGGTCGCTGCCGCAGTGAATACCTCGGCAAGTGCCACAGTAGAAAAGACGCCAATGCTCCCTGAGATTGGAAAGACACTTCGTGATACTACCCTGCGCTCGGCAGTGTTTGGAATGAAGGATGTCAAGATGACTGCTTACAAGAACAGCCAAGTGACTCTCGCCTCTCCCGTAGACAAGGCGAAGTTTGATGAATATATGTGGGTTCTTCACACGATGGCCCAGCTTGCTCGTCTCATCTATTCGGACGCTGGTCTTATTCGTGAAGTCCTCCTGTCTCCCCAGTTCGGAGCGGACAACAATACTGCCGTGAATGATCTGATTACCTCGCTCGATAAGAAGTATGCAGTCGAGAAGAAGACAAAATCTGCTCTGCCCGGATCCATTGAAGGCCGACCTCCGCAATCCTATGTTCTTCAGGAGGGAAAGGGAACAGAGTTTGCTCGCTATATTTCCAGCCCTTCGGATGTCACGTTCATGTTTCTGGACAAGAGTAAGTTGAAGGCCCCATTTTTCCAGGCGGGAGATGTTGTCCTGGTCTTCAAGGGGTCAAGCACTGCCAAGAATTTCAAGCATGATCTTTATTCACAGGTAAAGATTCCCAAAGATATTTCGGATGTATTCACGAACATTCCAAAGACGGGAGATCGCAAGAATCTTGTTCCACCCGGATTTATTGATCCTCTCCTGAAGAACTGGAGTCTTATTCTGCAGGGAATCAAGGATTTCAAGGCGCAGCGTCTATTTATTACCGGACAGTCTCTCGGAGGAGCGTACGCAACCTTGACGTCGTTTGTTCTCGGTCTAACGAAGCCTGCTGGCGTACAGCAGATTCACCTAGTCACGTTTGGGTCTCCTACGATCGCGGGAGACGGCGCCCGCAATACCTTCAACGAAATCCTTGATTCGGGGTATATGACTCTAGATCGTGTCGTATCGTACGGCAATAAATCGCAGTTGGCTGATATTATACCAAGTGTACCGATCGGGTTTTCTCATCCTGGATTCCAGCCATTGAGGACAGAGCTGTATCCCGAACTCAAAACTGGCCGAGCATACAATCTGGATACAATCCGCAAGGTGTTTACCGGAGGAGCTTTTGGAATCGGAAAGGAGAAAACGGCGTATGAAGGTATGACGATAACTCATATGCCGAACCGTATGGTAATTCCTGCGAAGGATATGCGGACACAAGCATTCGCTCACGGCGAATACTTTGATATGACATATCTCGGAGTTCTTCGTCTACCTGGACTGAAGAATCCCGGATTTAAGGATTCTACCGGAGGCCGGCATACGTTTGTTGCGGGGTTCAACGATGCCGGAATAGATTTTAAGTATGTAGATTCTCAGGATACAGGGGTTTCCGAGGATCCCAGTCCAGGGGATGGGGATTTTACGAGTCTTGCGAAGGAAGCACCCGCAAAGGGCGGACGGGGAACTCGCAGGAAGAGGAAACTATTTCGCCGCCGCCGGACGCTCAGAAAAATGTAGAGGTTTAAGAGTATGACGGGTGATATAGGTAAGAAGATGTACGTGACCAAGCGTGACGGACGACGTGAAGAGGTTTCCTTTGATAAGGTACTCCATCGTATCCAGACTCTAGCGGTTGGTCTCGAACATGTGAACCCCGTTTTGGTCGCACAAAAGGTCTGCTCCCAGATTCACGACGGGATTCATACTGCCGACCTCGATGAGTTTGCGGCCGAGACAGCGGCCATGATGGTCGGTCGTGCGCACCCCAATTACGGTAAGCTGGCGGCTTGCATTGCAATTGATAATCACCACAAGAACACTCCGGATAGGTTCGCGGACTGTGTAGCTGCTCTGTTTAATGCAGGTGTTGTATCCCAGAAACTATTTGAGGTGTCTAAGATGGTCGGGATTCAGGAGATGATCGATTACAATCGTGATTTTGAACTCTTCGATTACTTTGGATTCAAGACGCTGGAGAAGAGTTATCTCCAGAAGGTGGGTGGAAAGGTCGTGGAGCGCCCCCAGCATATGTGGATGCGGGTGGCGGTGGAAATTCACACGGATGAGTTTGCGACCGAGCATTACGGGTATCCTACCCAGTACGTTCCCAATATGCGCCGTATCGCCGAGACCTATGATGCGCTCTCGAAGGGGTACTTCATTCATGCAACCCCCACCCTCTTCAATGCGGGGACCAATCATACTCAGCTATCCTCGTGCTTCCTGCTGGATATGGAAGAGGACTCGATTCGAGGGATTTACAAGACGCTGGGCGATTGCGCGCAGATCTCGAAGTGGGCGGGGGGTGTAGGTCTGGCAATTCATAAGATCCGCGCCAAGAACTCCCGCATCAAGGGGACCAACGGACAGTCGACGGGTATTGTTCCGATGCTGAAGGTCTATAACGACACGGCTCGGTACGTCAATCAGGGCGGGAAGCGCAATGGATCGTTTGCGGTCTACCTCGAACCGTGGCACGCGGACATTGAGGACTTCCTGCGTCTCAAGCTGAATACGGGCGCCGAAGAGGATCGGGCGCGTGATCTATTTTACGGTCTTTGGATCCCTGACGAGTTCATGATGCGCGTCAAGGAGGGCAAGGACTGGACCCTCATGTGTCCCAGTGAGTGTCCTGGTCTGGCTGATGTGTACGGCGAGGACTTTCGGGTGATGTACCGGAAGTACGAGGAGGCGGGTATGGGTCGGAAGACGGTTCCCGCCCAGAAGTTGTGGCAGATGATCTTGGACGCCCAGATTCAGACGGGGACACCGTACCTGTGCTACAAGGATGCCGCCAACGACAAGTCTAATCAGAAGAATCTGGGAACGATCAAGTCCAGCAACCTTTGTTCGGAGATCATGGAGTACACGGATTTCCGCGAGACGGCGGTATGCAATCTTGGCAGCATTTCCCTCACGAAGTTCGTTCGGGAGGATGGGATGTACGATTTTGATGCCCTCCGGCATTACACCTCGATTCTTGCGCGCAATCTGGATATTGTCATTGATCGCAATTACTATCCGACCCCCGAATGCAAGGCCTCAAACATGCGCCACCGTCCGATTGGGATTGGCGTACAGGGTCTGGCTGATGTTTTTGCAAAGATGAAGATTTCGTGGAATTCTCCAGAGGCAGCGAAGACCAATCGGCTTATTTTCGAGCACATTTACTATGCATCGATTCATACGTCCT